GCTTTAATACTGACTATATTTTTTATTTTGTATGGAAATAAGTGATTTTATTACGGCGATTTTGAAATTTAATAAGGAGTTTATCTAACTTTAATTTTTTATCTACTTCAGAAAGGAGCTTCCATTTCTCTGATAATTCTGTAATATCATCATGGAAAACTTCATCTTTTCCATGTGCACTTTCATAGAGTTCAATACATTTTTCTGGTTTTGATAAATCTAAATATCCACGAAGTTCTACTTTTGACATATTATGACGACCTGTCTGTGTAAGAGTTAATGCATGAGATTCAGATTGTAATGCTGTTTTAATATATTTGATACATTCTTTTTCATTTAATTTTAAAGCACTCATCTCTTCTATTTTTTTAATAAATAGAATAGATCGATTATCTCTTTTGCAAAGTTCAACATACTCAGGAAGTTTATTTTTAACATAATACTCTAATATCTTTCTTGGACGAATATAACTAGGTTTATTTTCTTCATCTTCTATTTCTTCAGATTCTTTAGTTTTATCAATAAGATGTAGATATATTTTTTTTATTTTATTAATAAATTTATCTATTGATGCATTATTTTTCATTGTATTACATTCACTACAGCAGGGCACAATGTTTTTAATACTATATCCCTTTGATGAATCTAGCCGGTCTAATCCAATTACTTTTTCACTATTATATTCATCGCAATAATAACAATGTGAATTTACAAGTTCTCCAAAATCATCTATATTTATACTAAATTCTAGATTGCGTTTAATTGCTCCTCTTTGATATTCATTATAATGTTTTTGTATATTTTGTTTTCGTTCAATATTATAATCACGATCTTTTCTCTCTCTTTCTTTTTCAATCTCCTTTAATTTATTATAACATTCAGGACATCGCTGAACTATCTCTTTTTTAAAGCCCTCGGTTTTTGTATTCATTTTAATACCACATGTAAGACAAAGAGATTCATCAAGTTGTCTTTGTCTATATTCTTTTCTTTCAATTTCTCTCGTTTTTTCCAAACATTTTTCACATTTTAATTGATTATCTTTGGTTATATTTATACATGAACGCTTCCCATCATCGCAAACACGTTGCCCATTTTTACTTACACTTTCAATAAGTGTATTGCGTTCAAAATGTTTACCACAATAATCTCCATTTGATGCTTGTTTATCACATTGAGTTCCTTTATTATCATTCTGTTGGATAATTGCTTTACATATTTTTTTTACTTTTTTTAGAGACTCCTTCACAGATTTACAGAGATTACAATATTTATCATTTATTTCAATAAATTCATTACATCGATGAGTTGTACATTTCTTCTTTCCTTCTTGAAGGCCCTTTTCTAGGGCTGCATAGTTCTGATGCTTTCCACAATAGCCATCTTTAAAATTAGGTCGCCAACACTGTTTTCCTTTATTTTCTCCTTGTTCTAAGATTGCTTTACATGTTATTTCTAAGTCTATTGTTGCCATTTTCTAAATAAGAGCAATAGATTTTATATCAATCAAATTTAATACGCTATAATGAATATTTTATAAAAATGAAATCCGGAGGTATATTGAAACCAATACATAAAAGTATTAATTTGAGTACGCGAGTCCACCCATTCCGCTCATCACGCGGAGAACGTTGTAGTTCGTCGCATAGACGTAGACCGTGGAGGACGTCGCCGTGCCAACCGCGTTGTTGGACACCGTGAGGAGGAGCGTGGTGTTGTCAATGCGCGACAAGTTGCACGTTCCGCTCGGCTGGTGCTGCTCCGGCTGGAGGGCGAAGGAGTAGACGTTGATGCCAACCGCGGGGATGTTGGTGTGGTGCTGGTACGGCTGGACCTCGTTGAAGTAGCGGCCCTCGCGCACCTGGAATCGGTCGTGGCCGTTGAGCTGGATGAGCGCCGTGACGCACGGGTTGGCGCCGGCCATGCCCTCAACGCGCGTGACGGAGTAGCCAGACTCCAGGACTGACCGGTCCCACCAGTCAGAGAAGTTGAACGGCTGCTGGCCCTTCCACGGGTTGATGACGTTCGGGTCGCAGCTGGAGAAGGAATCACGCTGGACAACCCAGATGAGCTCCTTGCACGGGTGGTTGAAGTTCAGCTTCAGCTTGTTGCTGGAGGAGGTGATGGACTCACCGCCCGTGAACTGGAGAACCTCGATGAGGTACTCGTGGGACACCTGCGCGAACTTGCGGCGCTCATCCGTGTCGAGGTAGATGTAGTCGACATAGAGGGAGCAGGCGACGAGGCCGGCGTTGCCGACGCGCGTCTGGATGGCCGTCGTGGAGGACGCCTGCGGGGTGTACGCCCAGCAGAGGTTCGTCAGGTCATTGAACTGGAGGTTGATGCGGACCTCGTGGTACTGGAGCGCGATGAGCGGGAGCGCCAGGCCAGGGTTGCGGCAGAACCAGAACTGGAGGGGCACATACAGCGTGTACTCAGGGGAGCAGTTGAGGACCTCGTTGGAGGAGTTCGGCTCGCCACCTGAGCAGTAGTTGTCGCACGTCTCGCCACCCTGAACCAGCAGATTCGTGAGCTGCGGGATGTTGCCCACCATCTTGGCATAGCCAGCCTGCTTGCCAGGCTCCTGCGTGAGCTCATTCCAGATGTGCAGCCACTGGCCATAGTGCTTGTCGATGCGCTGGCCGCCGATCTGGAGCTCGACCCAGTCGATGAGGTTGTGGCCAACCCAGTTGAGCCAGCGGAACTGGGCACCAGAGCCGTCTGACGCCAGGAGCTGCACTGACGGCAGCGTGGCCTGGAGGTACATACGGTAGATTAAGTCACCGTTGCGCTGGATCGTGCACGTGACCTGCTTGCCGAAGTTCGGCGCGCCGTTCCACGGGTTCTCAATCGCCTCCATGGCGAAGTTCGTGTGACGGCGGTAGACCACCTTGAAGAAGGTGATCTGGGGGTTACCCGTGAGATAGACATCCTGCGCACCATAAGCTACTAATTGCATCAACCCGCCCCCAGTCATGATGTATTATACACCTCCTTTAGAAAAAAATTTTGGCAAAATAGAAAATTTGTAAATTTTGGGCGAAATTATTAAAACCAGAGCCGGAGGCTTCCGCTTTCAGAAGGTCAAAATCTCTTTATTCTGGCCACTGCCATTGTAAATCCAAACTTCGAAATTGTGGCCCGCCTTTAAAACTGCCTTTGCCTTTTCTTCCAATCTACATGTTTGTAGTTGTAGGGTCCAATCAGATTTTATCTCAAGTATTGTATTTAGTGGCTCAATGTAGAAATCAGGGAAATAGACTCTCTGCTTACCCTCATTACATATATATTTTACATGAGGTACGATACCTCTTCCAACATAAATCTCTTCTTCTGAAAAGTGTTGAAGTAATTCAGTTAATGCAATATTTTCGTATCCTTGTATCTTTACAATTTTTCCACTTGGCATAGTGTAGTCACGATGTTTAAATGATGTCTTTTCTGCTTTTGCCTGAACATCTGGATTTTGATTTGGATGACCGCCATATCTTTCCATACAGGTATTCATCCATTTATCATGAACTTCTTTAGTTCTTTTTGGATGATCTCCATATTTAAGCTGATATGAATTTTTTATTTTATCTTTAATTTCTTGATTTTGCCCAACATTTGAAACACCATAGTTTTCCATAAATGTTTCTTTAATTCTTTCACTCACAATCTTAATAGAACACTCGTTGCAATAAGGCAATCTATAGACATTTAACATCTCAAAACGCTTATTACCTTCTTTACCACATTTACATTGAAATCTAACGCGCATTCGTTGATTATATTTTGGATAATCGCCTATCAATGTGGCACCACCCTCAGATAGAATTTCTTTCAATATATAAACGGTGTATTTCATACACTATATACTAAGAAAGTAATTTAATCAAATTTCAAATAAAGTAAAGCGCCTAAACAGATTCAGGAAAACTCAATAGAATTTAGTATGGGTGAACCCTACTTCAAGATAAGACCAACAAAGCGGTCTAATCCGGAGGCTCGTACTACGCTGGATGCAATTCACCAGGTGAAGATGTCCCAGCTTCTTGAACAGAAACAGGGAGTTGACTCACTAAAGCTACAGGAAAAACAGTTGACCCGAGAAATAGAGGTTTGTGAAAATATTATTGAAAGGAATCTGAAGGAGAATCGCCTGCGTGAAGTGAAGCGTGAGATTGAGTCAATTAATAAGGAGGATGATTTACTGAATTATTTCTTGGAGACAGGTGATATCCTTTACAAGTATTACGATATCCAGGAGAAAATTCAGAATGGAGTAGAGAGTCTCCAGAAAACCAGAAATTATGTGAAGCCGGGAAGTGTCCTTGCGGCTCTCCATGATGCGGCAGGCGAGAGCAGTGAATCCACCACGGATCTGAAAAAGGAGATGAAGGGTGAGAATTTACAACGGGATAAACTCCTCGATAAATACCTACAGAAGGTTGACCCTGGGCATGCGAGAAATACCTCTGTTGAGGCGGAAAGTGGATTTGGCCTTTGTGATGAATGCTCTTCAGAGATGATTTTCAGTGCGAATGAAGCCATGTTTAGTTGTGCTATCTGCGGTCACCAGGAGTTTGTGCTAATGGATAGTGATAAGCCGAGTTATAAGGACCCGCCGCGTGAAGTGAGTTATTATGCATATAAGCGTATTAACCACTTTAATGAATGGCTGGCACAGTTTCAGGCCAAGGAGTGTACCGATATTCCTCAGGAGATTTATGACCAGATTTTACTAGAGCTCAAGAAGGAGCGCATTACTCAACTTGAGGGTCTCAAGGCAGCAAAGATTCGCGAGATTCTAAAGAAAATCAAAGCGAATAAATACTACGAGCATGTACCCCATATTACAAATCGTCTCAATGGCAAGAATGCCCCTGTGATGAATCGTGAAATTGAGGAGAAACTTCGGTATATGTTCAAGGAGATTCAACCGCATTTTCAGAAGCACTGTCCTAAAGGTCGCAGCAATTTCCTTTCGTATTCCTATGTCCTGTATAAATTCTGCGAACTGCTTGAACTGGATGACTATCTCCCGAATTTTCCTTTACTGAAAAATCGGGACAAACTCTATACCCAGGATAAAATCTGGCAAAAAATCTGCGAAGATTTAAATTGGGGATTCATTCGCAGTATTTAATTCATGTAATATCCACCAGCGTACGGAAAGACCCAGGGACGAAGTTGACCAGGGTCCTCACCTGTCATATCCGCAATTTCACGACGCACCATCTTCGGGTAGACATTATTATAGTAATTATAGTCTTCTGCATTGGGTACATGACTCGTTGTCAGTTGCACCATGGTTCCAGGAGATGTAAAGAACTCACGAAGCGGACTTATCACAGAGAGAAGGATGGCGGAGGCAAAAATAACGAGTATGAGGGCCGTATTAGACAGACGCATTCTACTTAACCTCTGCCAATTTGTGAGGCGGCCTGTTTAAGAGAAATTGCTGCGGCCATATCACCTCTTGATGCAGCCTGTTTTGATTGGTCTAAAAGCATTGTTTGCTGATTCAATACTTCGGGTGTAAAGATATTAGGCATCTGCATTACTTGTGTGGGCCCCACTTGTTCACCTGGATTTTGCATAAATTGAGCAGGTTGGTAAGGTGCACCCATCTGTAGATTATTTACTCTGCTTCTTGCAAAAATAGGAGATTGGATAGGCAACATAATGTGTGCATCCATTGGTAAAGCCATAGGAGGCATGAGGGGAGGTCCTTGAGGAGCCATCATCATAGGTTGTCCTTGAGGAGCCATCATCATAGGTTGTCCTTGAGGAGCCATCATCATAGGATTTCCTTGAGGATCCAATAAAAGAGATCGGAATTGGGGCGCTACATTCTGTACTGGTGCTTGAGTTGTCGGGGTATTGGGGCTCGGAATTTCATTTCCACTTGCATCCACCTCAAATCCTTCAAAATATGAACGCGACGCGACGACGCCTCCAAAGAGAAGTGTACATATAAGAACTATAAGTGCAACTGTTGTTGTAGAGATACGCATTTACTATTTATCTATATGATAGAAAAATAGTACATATATTGATATTCTTATTGGTTTCCTATAAAGGGTCGCTACGCTTAGCCTGAAGGCTCGCTTACTTCGTAAGCTTACCGCGGGAAGCCAACCAGGTTCGCGCCGATACCGAAGCCAGCACCCTGGCGAGCCGTCACACCGATGGAAGGGGAGACGAGGTCGAGCACGGCGAAAACGGCCGCGGCAACGATGGCGATGGCGACGACCTCCTGGAAGTCAATGCCCTTCCGGGGAACGAGCACGGCCGCAAGACCCACAGCGATACCCTCAATGAGATACTTGATGGCGCGATTGAGAACTTCAGCGAGATCCATTATTTATATTGGTTGGTGAGAAATTTTTTGGGCGCAGCCGTCTGCGTGGAAACCCCCTAAAGAAATATACCAGTAAGCCCTTAGAATGTCAAAGGAGGTGAACTATACGGAGAAGGAGGACTTTCTTGAGGAGGACCAGGAGATTCCTGGCCAGAAGTTCTGTCTACTGAGTTTCCTGAGTCCGGAGAAGGTCCTAGCCAGTAAGGATTCATTCCTTTTTTCGACTTTCGTAAAGGACTACGAGATTCAGTACAAGACAAAGAAGCTTGAGGCTTTTCTCGCCGACACGGTTCGCTCAGTCAACTCGAAGCTTGAGGCGGAGGCTGTAAAGGCCGAGAAGTCTGACCTATCGGGTGTTGCACTCATCTGCCGTACGAGCCAGGTGAAGATGGAGACTGTACTCGCCGATCTCGAGGGCTATGTACGCAAGAACCAGGCTGAAATCAAGGAGACCACGATTCAGGAGGCCTACGAAGACTTCCTCTATAAGAATGGCAGCCGTCTGGAGGAGGAGTTCTATGCGAAGAATAATTTCAGAACCTCTGTCCGTG